TAGGGTCAAGGATGAACTGCTTGGTGTAACTGGTCTGGTAAGACCTCATGACGAGATCACCGAGTGTCGCTACGATTTTGTCGTTCTTCAAATACATGATATACCTTAACGGCTAGCTATCTGCCAGTAGAGTTCCTTCATTGCAGATTCACCGATCTGCTGCTCTGAAAGACCCTGTGACGGGTTGACTGTGAAGTTGATTGTTGACCCTACGGGTGCAGCAACAGCGGCTTGACCCACATGAGCAGACGTGGTAGTGTATCGGGAAGATACAACAGACGGAGTGGTTGCCTTGCTGAACCCACCGTCAGCAAACATGGCGTACTTCGAAAGACCGAATTCCGCCATAACCTGACGAAGAATCTCCAGCGAGCGCTTACGCTTGGACATTGCCAGCGGGATGTACGCCTCGCCGCCTTCAGCTTCGGCCCAAATACGCATAGGAACAGCGCTGGACTTATAAGCAATCTGCGCTACGTGGTTTTCGATGCCACCATTCGCGTAAGCCTTGACTGCCGGAGCAGCCGCCTTCTTAAGTATACCACCGTCAGCGAAAGTCTGAACACCATTCTTCATGATTCCACCGTTAGCGAACCCGAGTGCGTGCTTGATCGCTAGGGATGCAGCATCCCAAAGTGCGCTGACAGTGAAGGTCTTATTCCCAATGCTAGCATTCTGAAGGTTCTGGACCACACCGGAAGCCTGATCATCAGCCGTAAGCTGTACTTCCTTGCCCCTAAGCGCGTCGATGGTGCCCTGTGCTGCGTTCCTCCCCGGAGCGGCAGAGTCGTTTGCCATAAGATCCCTAGTGACGCTCTTCAGGGATTCCATTGTACCAGTGGCAGAATCCTTTCCGGGCTGTGTCTGGTTGTCTCCGAAGAACTTCCTAGTAACATCCTGAAGCTGGGCCATGGTGATAGCGGCTTGGTTCTTGCCGTCCTCAGTAGCGTCCTGTGCTTCCATCTTTCGGGTAACATCAGGAAGAGCACTCATGGTTGCCTTTGCGGCCTCTACCGCTGGGCTGGTACCATCGACTCCCTTGAGTTCCTTGATGGATGCAGGAGTCTGGTTGTACGCGTCAAGTTTGGCCTTGGCGTCGTCCATATTCTTCGCACCGGGGAACTGAACTTCGATGAGCTTTTCAACGTCCTTAGCAGTCCTTGCCTGAGACAGCTTCACCATGAATTCTTCCATGGGTAGCTTTCCCTTGTTGATGACATCGACTACAGCGGTCCACCCACCAGACTCATACGCCTTCTTCATCACATCAGTTTGCAGAAGAGTGGCCTTGACATCATCACTGGTAGCTGCTAGAGCTACTGTCCAGTTATTCGAGGTAACTGCACCGATCATAAGCTTAAGTCGCAGTGCATCGCCCTCTGCATCCTTTGTATCAAGCTCAATCGCGCCACGAAGCTTATCAGGATCAAGGCCAAGCTGACCCATGATCTGGTTGATCATCGGAGTCTCAATGCCAAGGTTCTTAAGGGTAGTGCGAAGTGTCTCCGCGCCTGCTTCCATCTTTGCGAGCGCCCCGGCAGTCGCCTTGGCAGGCTCCACACCCAAGTCCTGAAGTCTCTTCAGTTCGTCAGCACCGCTCTTGAGGATAGCATCTCTCGCGCCGTCCATCTGCTTGCTGAAGTCAATCGCACCGCGAGAGGCATTGGAGAATGTTCCGTCAGCGGCCAGTAGGCTGTCCTTGAAGCCCTGAGAAAGTTTCTTGGTTCCCTTAATGAGTCCGTCATTGGTCTCTGCAAGACTAATCACGCCGTCGTTGACATCGAACATCGACTCAGCAAAATCTCGGGCCGAGTTTTTGGCACCAATGAGTCCCTTGCTGTTGATTTCAAGGTTCTGCTTTAGTGCTGCAAATTTGTCACTGGCAGTGGCTGTTGCATCTGCAAGAGTGGTATAGTTTCTGGACAGAGCAGCAGCTTGGACAGTAGTGTTACCTGTAGCGTCAGCCAGATCCTGAATTTTCTGTTTGGCCTCTTCTTCAAGTTTGATCTGCTCACGGATCTTGTCGTTGAGCTTATCACCCTCAGTCTGGAACAGCCCAGCATCCTTTGCCCAGCTAGCAAGAGGGCCGATTGCGGGAATAGTTTTCAGGATATCAAGAGTCTGCCCGAAGACGGAAACACCCTTTCCTGACCTTTCCAGTTCATCGTTGATCTTCTTGAATGATCCGGGAACACCCTGAGCAGCATCGTTTACATCCTTCAGAGAAACGCCAAGTTTCTTGGCGAGATCAAAGGCGGAATCCATCTTGATTCCGGCAAAGGACTTATTGATAGCTAGGTTATCTGTGATAATCTGGCGTGATGCTTCCGTGGACTTCCCGGTCACCTTGTCGAGGGCACCGGCCATCTCATCGACTTTGGCCTTAGACTCAGCAGCCTTTTGGGCATAGTCGCCTAGAAGCATGGTAGCGCCCATGATGGCGATACCCCATGGACCTCCGAGAGCAGATCCGAGACCGCCTGCTGCCGTCCTGAGGCCGGAAGTCAGACCAGAGGCCATGTTCTTAGAGACATCCTTGACGTGGGTTCCCAGCATGGAGAAGGCAGTGCGGGCCGGTGCAAGGTTCGCGTGCATCTGACCAGACATGGTTCTGATGCTTCCCGCCATCTTATCCACAGCGCCGCCGACAGGGACAATTGCCCTGCCGATGTCAGAGAACTTGCTCTTGGCCGTTGTAGCCAATCCTGTAAGGGAAGTGCTGACATTGTTCTTGAGGTTCTTGAACCCGTCAGATACTTCACCCAGATATGGCTTTATGCTCATGCTCTTTACAAGCTGTCCGCCAGCCTCGCGCATATTGCCTGAGACTTTAGACATCATGCTCTTAGCCTGAGCAGGGATGGCGTCAGTTGCGACCTTGAAGTTTTTCTTCATGCCGTCAGTGACTTCGAACATTGTGCCCTTCATTACACGCCCAAGGGACGTGAATTCAGACTTCACAGTGTTCTTCATTATGCCAGCGCCGGATTTGATCTGTCCGAAGCTCTTACCAGCGGTTGTAGTCTCGTCCTTGAGGCTCTTACCAATTCCACCGAAGAAATTAGCGAAGCGTCCCTTGAGTAGCAGGAAGAGGCCTACGGACATGATGGCGGTCTGGACTACACCCGGAAGCTCCGAGAATGCGGTGAGCATGTTGCCAATTTGGGTAGTCAGTGCTACAATTGGACCCTGAATGAGGGCAAGGATGTTCTGGATGAACTCGTTGAATACAGGGAGGGCGTCAATGATACCCGTCTTGACAGACGCTAGAACCTTGTCTACTGTGTCAAATAGCTGGTTGAGTCCGGGGGCCATTCCTTCAATAACGGCCCCTGCGATTTCACCCAAGTGGCCGATGGCTGAGCCAAGGTCTGCGAAACCGGGCTGGAGAATGTCTAGGGCCTTCTCAAGCCCACCCATGGCAGAGAAGAGACCTGCACCAAGGCCGGTCCCGTCGAAGAGGGAAGTGATACTTTCGAATGTCAGGCCAGCAACTTTACCTGCCTGTGTGAGGAAGATTCCAATTGCTCCGGAAGACCTGCCAATAAGGCCTGTAAGTTTCCTGAACCCTTCTCCAACCTTTTCGGCACCAGCGCGGGCACCTTCAAGGACGGTTACTAGCTGGGACTGGAACGGCTCTCCCTGAACGGTGTCACGGATATCACGGAGGCTAGCCGCCATCTCAGTGAGGCCCGGAGAACCTGCCACGCGGGCAGCTTTAGTTAGCCCACTGAAGATGCCAGCAGTGGACTTGACAATGGAACCCATCTCCTGTAGTCTCTGGGTACCGGTTTCGATCCAGTCGTTGATCTTTCCGGTCTTCTCAGCGTTCTCGATGAATCCCTTGAACTGGGTGGCGAGGCTGGTAAGGTAGGTTCCGAACTTCGGGAGGTAGGTTGCTCCGACCTTTCCGAGAATATTGAACGCGTCAATGAGGCGTCCCATTCCGGGCGCGAGGTTGTCGAGGAACCCGGCTAGGTGTTCGAACATCTTCTGGAGGGTACCGTCACCGAGACGGCCAAATGCGAGAACTACCTCTTTGGTAACCTTACCAAGAGATCCGCCCACCTTTACGAAACCATCTGTGAGGGCCGGTAGCAGCCTCTTTACGGTGTCCTGTAGGGAAGTGCCCATGGAGACCCAAAAGGCCTTCTGGACAGGCTTCTGGATCTGCTCATAGACACCCTTGAGGGCCTTGACAGTGTTCTGTGCCTCTGTAGGGAGCTTGGATAGGGCTTCAGCGGCCTTCTTGGCATCCTTGCCAAATGCTTTACCGAAGTTGGACCATGCCATCTTCATAGCGCCCATGATGGTGATCATGGAACCCATAGCGGTAGGCATGAGAGCTATCAGTCCTACGGCCTCAGTGATGTCTCCACCAATACTGAGAATGTTACCGCCAACAGTCAGAATTTCAGCACTGATGGCACCGAGAGCAGAGACTACAGCCGTTCCCTTGACTGCAATGGCTTCAAAGTTTGCCGCAACCCCAGAAAGGACACCACGAATCTTCTCATAAGGTATGGTACCTGTGAGGGTGTTGAACATACCCTTGAGGGCGGCAGTGGTTTGGGGGTCCAGCTTCGCGCTGATTCCGGCAGTACGGTGGCGTGCAGCGAAGGCAAGTTGCGCTTCTGCTGCGGCTGTGTCAGCGTTGGCTTGGAATGGGATGTGGTTGCGCTCGTAGCGGTGCTTGAGGGCCGAGAGTTGGGCGTCAGCACCGGCAGTATTTGCAACAGCGTTGAATTCTAGATCGTTGTCTAGGAACTTCTTGAGAAGCTTAGCCATTTTGGCTTCAGCCTTGGTGACATCGGCGTCAATCTTAAGTACCGCATCTTTGGAGGTGATGCGGTACCTAAGATCACGAATTTTCTTGGACGCCTTGGTGAGATCAACATCGGCTTTTAGCTGAATGGTGACATTCTTGATACGCGCTGCTGCTCTGCGCACATCCGATTCGAAGTTCTTGTCTTCTGCTCGGATGTGGACGTAGGCTGTTCCAATGATTGCCACCGGACCACTTCTCTTTCTAAGGTCAACCTATGTAAGCTGTTAGCTCATCATGGGTATTCCGGCGAGACCGGCCAACTCTCCGTCGTCTGTCGCGTCCATTCCGGTAATAAGCCCAGCTTCAGCATCTGCTAGAGTGTCGAAGATGTCGTCCGTGGCTGTGTGGGTATCTCTACCCCTAATTCTACCATAGTCCTTATCAAGAGACGCACGGTATTTGAAAACATGACCATCGTTTTGAGCGTCGTAGATACTGTTCTCGATGATCAGGTTATCGATCATATCCATAACCTGCTCAGAGTCATATTCGTTGAACAGCTTCTTCAAGTCAGTCCTCTTATTCAAGAGATAGTGGCCGTTATAGTACGGCCACCATCTCAGGAATTCTTGGACGACACCTACGACTACTGGGTAGGGCGCGAGGTACGCTCTTCAATCAGGTATGCTACGATGTCAGCAAGAACCTGAAGTTCGATGACCTTCTCGGGGTCACGTGTGAGCTTGTCAAAGCGCTTGAAATTCTCTCGATCCATGCTACTCTTGAGGTAGCCAAGAATGGCACCAGCGGTGCCGTTGGAATCTTCCTGAGAGGATGCTGCAATAAAGTCCAGAAGCACTGCGCCGGGAACCTGACCATAGGCTTCGAAGGCTTCGCCTTCAAGCTCAAATGGGATCGGCTCTGCTACGGTCTTTTCCGTAGTGGATGTGAAGGACTTGATCTTACGTGCTGCCATGTTGTATCCTAATGTCGTTACTACAGTCGTCAAATGACTCGTCTTAGGTTATCTGTGAGATACCTATTGGGCTTTGTCCCCGGATGGTGGACAAGTTTGCTATACACTATTCTACCACGAGAATAGAACCTCAATGTTGACGCCCTACGCGGAACTATAATATGAGGTCGTGTACCTTGATGGTGCATTAGTGCGATACGGTTATCCGAACCAATGATGGCGGTCAGGCCCCCATATCGCTGCACCACACGGTAGTTGATGGAGCGTCGTAGCGCTCCGGTATCCACTCCGACTTGCGCCTTGGCGAGTCGGGCAACCCTTGCAGAAATCTTGAGAAGGTGTCGCCCGACTTGACCGTCAGGGTGTCGAAGCAGGAACTTCATTGCTGCTGCATCCGCAACAAAGGTTGCCATCTGCTACCCCTCGTATACGTGGGACAGTGCAGAGGTTGTGAGGATGAGCGTCATGGCCTGAAAACCGCCCTGTGGCTGGCCCGCAGAGACATCCGCGAGTGATCCGGTCAAGGTGGTTTCTCCGGCTCTCAGACCGGCATCCAGCAACAGCATGGCATCCACCATCTGCTTGCGGGCGTGATCACTCTGTACATCGGCTGGAAGAATCTGCACACCTGTAGTCACCTGACCATATCTGGTCGGGACCGGTGTTGCAGGATTCGCATCAGCCGTGTTAGAGTTGGGAAGGGCGCGGACCACTTCAACAATGTAGACTCCGGTACGTGGCGTGGCGCACTTGGCCGGTTCCTGAGCTTGGCTACCCGGAAGACCCGAGTAGCCTTGCTCAAAGGAAACCGTCAGTTGTTCACAATCGTGAACAGTGCTCCCCTGACCACCAACCGCGAGATACCTTCTTGTCGGAAGGTCAACCCCATGGTCGGCATACGTCGCTACAACTGTGTTGAGAATGTGATCCGCTATCTGGACAAATTCTTGTGCGTCTAGCATAGCGGTTCTCCGTTACTTACTTGTCGAGGATTACGTTGAGTTCTTTGATGAGGGTCTTACGCTTCTCGCCGGAGTTCTCCGCGTCGAGTGCGATCTGAGCCTTTGTAGGGTCTTCTCCGACCCAGCTAAGGACATCCTTGATGGAACCCTCCGGGACGGTTGGTTCCTCCGTCTGAGGGGCTTCCTGAGCCTCTACAGCGGTTGCTTCGGGGAGCGTTACGGAAGCGTCTGCTTCCTCTACGGCTGGTTTGGATACTGGTGCATATGGATCGTGTGCGCTCATTAGTTAATTCTCTCTCCCCTCGGCCTATCGACCGAGAATACTTTAGGCCTCTTTTTGGCCTTGTTAGGGTTTACTGCTGCTAGGAATAGATCGATCTCATAGATGCCGACTTTTCCATTGGAAATGAACTCTTGTGGGTCCATTACCGTATACGAGACACCCTGTCTGGAAACTGATGAAATTCGTTCCGGAAGGGCGCAAGCTGATGATCCCATGTCGGCTAGAATTAGTTCGTTTGCCAATCGGATTGCTGCCCTCTTGCCCGCTGCTGGCGGTGGGGTTCCATACGTA